TATTTAAGTGTTTTTTCTAAATAAAGGATTTGATCCATTGATTCTTGTTGTGCTTCCTTTACCCATTCTTCAAAGGGTCTATTATTATCTGCCATAGTTTTGCCAAAGTTAGCCATTCCTTGATTGTGTCTATCAATGTGTTTAGCTATTACTCTATTAACTATCGGATCAGTTGTAATATTGCCTTTTATTGCTTCATTCAATTTTGATTGAATAAATTTTACTAAATTATTTAATCTTTCTATCTCATTATTCTTTTCAATGATTATTTTATCTTTATCAATCATTTTTTCTTTTTAACATAGGTGGTCTTTCATAAACCTTAATACCAATATGTTTTAATTCGCTAGATATATCAGCCCATATTTCTCCACCACATTGTTGCCATAAGGCACAGAAGTAATAATCCTCGCTTAAATATCTTTTTGTATTATCTTTATCCTCTAAAATACCTTGTCCTTGTATTCCACAATCAAAAAAAGCATATTCAGTATCGCCTTTATGACTTGTCATCTTTTCGTTTATTTTAGCAATAACATCTGACTTGTATTCTATACTAGGATACTTTTCTTTTATCTTATCAAATACTTCTCTTTTGATACACATGAAGCCAGTACCAGCATAATCACATTTTTTAAAACCTTTTTCATTATCAGCAAAATTATATTTGCCAACAGGAAAGTTTAAACACCAACCCATACTAGCATCTCCCTTTTCAATGGGAGTTTCCTTTTTAATTGGATAAGGTGCACATGTTATTGGTTTGTTAAATAATAACACTCTTATAAAATCATCAGGTTTAAAACTTATATCTGCATCTATAAAAAATAAATGAGTATTATCTGATTTTAAAAATTCAGTTACTAATTTGTTTCTTCCTCTTGTTACCAAGCTATCTCTTACCCACATTATACTTACAAAAATACCACTGTTAAGTAAAATATCTCTAACTGAAATTATAGATGAAATAGTTTCTAAATGTATTTTGGTATCAAAACTAGGAATACAAACTAAAATTTTTATTTCTTCTTTTTTCATAATATTTAAAGGAGAGCCAGATTTCTGTGGTGGAGTATCTGACCCTCCTCTTTCAAAACTGATTACTTTTTAAACCAGTTTGGAAGTCCTAAATGCTTTCTTCTATCAAACATATTATCTCTAGCAAATTTTGTTTTAGTATTATTATAATGCAAAAATACTTGTGCTGAAATCTTACCTTTGAATTTTTCTCTCCAATGTTCTAGTTCACAACCTCTATAAACTAGCATATCTCCTGGAGATAAATCTACTTTAATTCCTTTTTTACCTAACTCTCCTGATGGTTCTAAATATATTGACCATTTATCTCCACCAAGATTCATAGTAGTAGATATTTCACAACTAAATCTATCTCTATGTCTTTTTAATATATCGCCTTTCTTATATATTCTAGCATAAGTATAAGCTGGATATAATTTTAATTCTGTTGCTTTTTCCATTACTGGTTGACACTTTAACATTAAAGTTTCCATAGCAATATCTGAATAATGACTATAAGTATTTGGTATTTGTCCATTATCTTTTTCATAATTACCAAAAGCTGTTTCAAAAGGACTAAAATATCTTTCTGATAAACAAGTATCATAAACTTGTCTTTTCATAATAAAATAATTATATAAAAATAATGTTAAATCTTTATCAATAACTTTTCTTATTATTGTATATTTATTTTTTTTAAATGACATCTATTGCCATTTCTTTTGGTACTGCTTGAATATTCCAATGTATAAATCTAAATGGTTCTATACCAAAATCTACACTAAATTCATGTTCTAAAAAACCTGGGAATATAATTAAAGTTCCAGGAGTAGGTTTAAAATGTATTAATTCTGATCCACCCCATACACCTTTTTGATCTTTCATTTTTAATTTTGTTGCTCTTGCACCAGTTCTTGGTTCATGAAATACTGGTATAGAAGTTTTATCACTACACTTTAAAAAATAAAAACCTGATACATGCTGATTCCAATGAACATGGGCTGAATGATGTCCACCACCTTTTTTAGCAAACTCTTGTACCCACATTTCACTAAACATAGTTGAATATTGTGACATATCAAAACCCTGATGGTCTAAATACTCCCAAGATTTTTGACCAATATAATTTCTAAAATCTAAAAAATCATTATCTTTTGTTAATGGTGTTGAATGATAACTTCTACCAAAATCTCCAAATTGTTTTATATGTTTTTTAGCTTCAGGAAAACTTTTAGCTTCCTTAATATATTTATTACTAGCTTTTGTTAATGACTTAACAAACTCTGGTTTTTGTTCTGACCATATAGTTGTATTAAAATAATTATTAATAAACATACTAAATAAATTTGTTTCCTAAATGCCAAACAACAAGACTATATCTAGTTCCTGATGTTACTGGTTTTACTCTATGCCACACAAAACTAGGAAATACAATAATAGAACCTTTTGGTAATATTTCTTTGCATTGTATTTTATGTTTTGATTCATCTCTCATGTGAGGATCATAGTTTCTAAAATCAAATTCTAATTCTCCACCTTGATATTCTGATCCATCTGTTAATTGGCAAGTCATTGATAATTTTCTTATCTTATTATGATCTGGTGTATTTGGTTTATCATAAGGTTTATCCCAACCATCACAATGCCAATCATAATATTGATTTAATTTATATTTTGTAAATTGACAAGATTCACTTCTTTCCCATTGATAATCCCAACCAGCTTTATGATTTGCTTCACGAACAAATGGGTGTAGTTCTTTGTATATCCAAAGATCATTTAACCAAACTAAATCAGAGTTTCTTTTTTTCTTTAAATCTAAAACTTGATCTTTATTTAGTTTTTTATCTCCATAACCACCTGTTCTAGCCATTACTTCTTTTTGTGAGTTAGCATAAGCTATTACATCATCACAAAATTTAGGTGTTAATGCTGATTTAAAATACCAATAATAATTAGATATATTCATAAGTAATTTTTAAAATTAAGTTTAAATTATCTTTCTGATTATTGGTTATAAAATATTGTTGTGTGCTAGGAAAAATTATAAAATCATTATTATTTAATTTTATATCCCAACTTCTACCTTTTCTTCTGTTGCTATCGTAATATATTCTTACTGAACAATTATTTAAACTTACTCCATACAACATTGTATAGTCAGGAGAGTTTCTTAAATCTACTTCATTAATATCTTTTTCAGGATAAGATGTTTCATTTGGTTTAAACATGTATCCAGTAGTAAGTTTATTAATTAAAGTAAAACCATACTCTACTGCTATATGTTCTCTTAAATATGTATTTAGTTTATCCAATTCTCTAGAAAATGGAAATTCACAATCTTGTATTTGATGTTTAATTATATCTGTTTGTAAAGTTTCTTTATTAATCTCAAAACCTTTTGGCATTGAAATTTTTCCTGAATATAAATCTATTTGTGATAATAAATTTTTCTTAATGTCCACCATACATTAACTTTCTATATTATGCTAAACTATCTGTCAAATCCCAAGCTGTTGTTTCTTCATTCCAACTATAAACCCATTCATGAGTTCCAGCTTCATTTTGTGAAGTTTTAGTTGCAGTTAAATCAGGTGCATCTCCTATTGGTGATTTCCAAGTAGCAGTTGATAAATCTTTTACCCATGAAACATAAGGTTTTTTAGGCCAGAAGATATTATTTTCTTCGTCCCAAATATAACCTATACCTGCATAGTTTCCTCTAAATGCTTTTGTATTGTCGCCTGATGAATGAGTATTACCTTGTGTATTGTAAGATGTTTGAATCCACATTTGAGCTGGCCAATTATTGTGTTGTTCTAACCATTGTTGTCCATTAGCTTCTATTTCATTACCATCACTATCTTTCATTACCTCATTATCCATAGTAGTCACTTGGATAACTTTACCATTCATTCCTATTTTTGCAAAATGTGCCATAATTATTTTCTCCTTATCATATCTTTAATTTTTATTCAACTACTGAAATTTATACCTTATTACTACTATACCAGAACCTCCTGCACCAGCATTGACATTAGAACCACCACCACCAGCACCTCCGCCAGTGTTAGCTGTTCCTGAAACTCCTGCTGTAGTAGGACTGCAATCTGCACTTCCATTACCTCCGCCATCAGCTCCTGAACCACTTGCTATTCCTCCACCACCACCAGCTCTTCCAACTGGCGAACCTGTAATTGAACTCGTTCCACCTGGACCTCCAACTTTTGGTGCTGAACCTCCTGCACCAGTAGCACCTCCTCCACCTCCTGTTTTAGGATAAGTAGCATTACCTCCAGGATTGCCTTGTGGTGGACTTACTGGGGGTGTGTTTCCTGCACCTCCATTTCCATTTGTACTGCTTCCATAACCTCCGCCACCACCAGAACCTCCAGCCGCACCATTTTGTGGACCACATCTATTTCCTGAACCACCACCTGCTGAAGTTATTGTTGAAAAAGTTGAAACTGATCCTGGACTAGCAGTAGTAAGTGGTGGAGAATTATTAGCTGCACCCCCTGAACCAACTACGATTGGAATTGTAACTGGACCAGTAATTTGAAGTCCTGTTGGATTTGCAATAGGGGAAGCAGTATATGAACCATTGTTACCAGTTTTTGCTTCTCTATAACCTCCACCTCCTCCTCCACCACCTCTATCTCTGACTGATCCTCCACCACCAGCAACTACCAAATAATCTACGATTGCAGTTGGACCACCTCCTGATGCAACTACAAAATTTCCTGGACTAGTAAAAGTATGGACTTTAAAATTTGTATCAACTGTGCAAACACTATTACCACCAGTAGCAGAAATAAAACTTGCACCTGCTGTAGCAAATTGATTATCTTGTACTGATCTCCAACCAACTGTTGCATCTATATATACAAATGTAACACCTTGACCCTCTGTATCCAAATCTATTGTATCTCCAGCTGTACCACCATTAATTTTTTCTGATCCATTTGGATCAACTGTTAATTTATTTGAATCAAATGTATTATTATAATCTTGTATTGAAACGATTGCACCTGCACTTCCTGCTGGCAAATCTACCTCAAAAGTTCCTCCAGCTGTATTACAGAAATATCCTTTACCACTTTCTGCTGTAAATGTAGCTGTTTTAATACTTCCTGTTTGCCAATCAACAGTACCAGTTCTTCCCATGCCTGATGTTGTTGCACCACTGGCAATAGCAACTGTTTGACCACATGAACCTATTGTAATTGTTGATCCACATTTTTTTATAATGTTAGAACCATCCGAAACTTTTTGTATGTTATCTACTTTAATTGTGCTTGTCATAATTTAAAACCTATTGATATTTGTACCTTATTATTACGATACCCGAACCACCCGCATGATTATTTGGACTTGGATTTGAATAAGATGAACCTCCACCTGTATTAGCTACTCCAGCCCATGGTCCACCTGCTGGTCCTGGACCACCACCTGCTCCACCTTGACCTCCTGGTTGAGTATCTGAGGGTGATGCTGCATTTGAATAACCTCCACCTCCACCTGAATAATATGTTGCAGAACCTGAAATTGCAGTTGGTGCACCATCTCCACCATAAGCCTGACCATCAGTACCTCCAACCTCTAAAGCACCTCCACCACCTCCTGCCGCATTATTAAGAGGACTAGCTTCGCCATTTTTTCCTTGTGCTGGACTAACTGGAGGAGTATTTCCTGATCCTGCTGTAGTTGGATTAGCTGTTGAACCACCACCTGAACCTCCTGGACCACCAGGACTACTATTACCTCCACCAAAACCACCACCAGTTGATGTTATTGTTTTAAAAGATGAATCAGATCCTTTGTTACCTGTATTACTAGGAGTGGTCGCAGATCCACCTCCACCTACTACTATTGGATAACTTGCTACTGGAGTTGATAAACCATCAGGAGCAATTAAAGGAGATGCTGTGTATGATACAAAAGAATCTTTACCCTCTCTAAAACCTCCGCCACCTCCACCACCACCATAATTGTTTCCAGCTGATCCACCACCAGCTACCACTAAATATGAAACTTTGTTTGAACCAGCACAATTACCTGCATTGGTTACTTGAAAAGTTCCTGGACCTGTAAATTTATGAATTTTACAATTTCCTGAAGTTGTAATTGTTCCTCCTGTAGCTACAATAAACTCAGGTGTTATTACTATATCTGATACATTTGCTGTTTCTGTCAATTTCCATCCTTGTGTGCCATCTACATAAACTAAAGTTGCACCTGAATTTTCTTTAGTAATAGTTTGATCAGAAGCTACACCATTTATATTAGATCCATTTCTTCCAATTGTAATATTATTTGTGTCTGCTGTTCCTGCATAATCAACAACTGCCATAATATCTCCAGCACTCGGAGAAGCTGGTAAATTAACTGTTTTTGCTCCACCTGTTGAATTTATAAAATAACCTTTTCCACTTACACCAGTTGTTGGTGTAGAAGTAACTGCAGTTGTTACCCAATCTACTGCTCCTGCTCTTCCCATTCCAGATGTACTTGCACCTGACGCAATAGTAACAGTTTTACCTGCTGATCCTAAAGTTAATGTAGAACCACATTGAACATCTACTGTATTTACTTCTATTTTACTCATAATTAATCCTAATTAGGTTTTGTTGGAAATACAACTGCATTTACTTCTTCAACAGTTGTTAATCCATTTGTTATATCTCTTAAATCTTTTCTATAATTTGTCATAGCTTCTGACATTGTATTATCAGATAAAGCTAAATAATCTGTTTCAGCTAGAAGTCTATTTCTATTATCTCTTAAAATTTGTATCGCTTTATCAAATGGGGTTGGTGCTAGACTTTCTCTTTCATTTAAAATAGCTTCTTCTTCTGCTGTTAATTTTATTCTTTCATTATTTATTTGTTTATATCTAGCCATATCTTAACTCTCCTTTAATCCATAAACCATAATTTTTCCACTTGCATTCCAATTTCCTGATGCTGGAAAAAATTTAATTTGAGTGTATGATGTAGATGGATTCATCCAACAACCAAAAAGTTCTGCATAAGAATATGCATCATTAACAAATCTTTTATTAGTTGTTCCAATTACAGATGTTCTTATTGATTGTTGAGGGTTTGTAATTAAAATATCTGCATTAACTGTGCCTGTATCATTGTGTGCATTTCTTCCCCATTTAGCATTAGAAGCACTTCCTGTTCCCTCTGTGCCTGAAGTACTTTCTCTAAAACCACCGACAGTATATCTATAATTTGCTGCAGTTTCTTCACTTCCATCTGATTTCATAAATGTAAAATATAAATCTTGATTAGTAGTTGCAGGAGAAATACCAGCAATAATTATTTTGTAAGATGTATAAGTTGCACTAAAAGTACCGACTGTCACACTTGAAGCACTTGTAACACTTGTTGCTGATAAAAAGGTCATAGCACCTCCACCAGCTTCTGCAAAAGATAATTGACCAACTCCTGTTGCACCTGAACCAGTTATTGAAGCAACTTTTAAAAATCTATCTGCTGTAACATTACCAGTAGGAAATTTTAAAGTATAACTTTGACCTGCTGAATGTGCAGGTGACTGTAATTTAATTCCATGTGAGTTAGATTCACAATTTAAAATAATTGTTCCTGGATTAGTGTTGCCACCAATTTCAACAGCACCAGTACCATTAGGATACAAGTTTAAATCTCTATTAGATGCTGTAATAATATTATTATTATTAGTATCTAAACTTCCACTTGTTTTAATTGTATCCCCTGAATCTCCTAATTCGAGTTCTGTACCTGTTCTTGGACTAACTTTATTTACTTTAACTTCACTCATATTATTATTACTGTTGCGCCTGATTCAATAGTCATAGTTGATGATACACTAAATGGACCACCAAATACTGCATTTGAATCTGCTGTTATAAAAACATTTCTTGTTAAATCTTTTTTATGATAATTTACTGCATTATCTTTTCCAGGTGCATTACCTACATATTCTATATATTCTACTGTTTCCATTTTTTCCCCTATGATACATCTACTAATAAGCCAACAACTATATCAACATCTCCACCTGAAGCACTTGATTGAGCTTTCAAAGAATATCCTGTTGCTAAAACATATTTTCCTCTAACTATCTCAACTTTACTATTCGGTGGTATTGATACACCCTTGGCTAGTTTAAAATC